CTCTGGGACTTGCTTTTTGCTGGCATTACATACCTCCCTGCGGTAACTGCTTCTGCCCTGGTATCTGCACGACGTTGTTGGCCGCTTCCTGCGCCATCATTGCCTCTGCCTCCATCTGGGAGACAACCTGTTCAATCTGGTCTGCTTCTTCCGGGGTCACTATAAACTTGGGATCGTAAAAACCTAAAACGGTGTTTGACTCCTTCAGAAGTTCATACGGTTTGAAATACTTACCGAATAACTGGCTTTCCGCCTTCTGCATCATAAATTGCAGGCGTGGTATGAGGTCACTGTTTTTTATCTGCGCCGTTACACCACTTACTTTGATGTCACAGTTTGACTCCAACATCTCCATGCGTTCCTCCGGTCCCATTTGCGCAAACGCGGCAAACGCCGGGTTGTTCGGAAACACCCTCGATATTGGCGGGTAGCTGTACTCGCTCCAATTCGGTATAATTGTTTCAAGAACGGCCTTGATAACGTGAATAGCTGCTTCCTCTATATCCTCTCCTATGCTGTCGAAGATACCCATGGACTGTTCTGTCTTAATCTCAACCTCTCCCTTTGTTATGTTGCTGCGCTGTCCTGGGAGCCCTGCCACAAACTGATTGATGAATGAGCCGTTTTCCCGCTTGCTGTCGTAATATTGGAGGATTGCAAGTACCTCGTCCGTGTTCCTGCCCTGAACGTAGGCATCACGAATAATCTCTCCGGTCAATGGTGCATTTTCAGCCCTGAATATCGGTTTTCCAGGTTCAATAATTACGTCGGTTGGGTCTTCCATGAGAAAACGGTTGATCTCCCGTATCCGGTTGACGCGCCAGTTAAGATCATCAATGTGTAGGCTCATGAGATTGCATGACATGAGCCACAGAAACAGGCTTGACTCAACTAATCCGTGGCCTTCGAAAGCAAACATATCTGGCATGGGGGAAAACGATACACCTGGCCAGCGTAGCGTAGGATACGGCGAAGGTTCCGGGTTGAGAATAAGCACATCACCGGCAACCATGAAACGTGCGTTGGGTAGTAGCATATTGCCCTGCTTGTCAAGTACCACGCCCCACTGTTCGATAACCTTCACGGACTGTCGGTAGGTATTCCGTTGATGGTACTGCCCTTTCCGTCTTGCCCTCTTTTCCTGGCTCTCTCCTGCAGGCCATTGGTTCTCTGAGGCTGTCACATCTTCAAGCCTGACATAGCGCCCATTCTCTCCCAATGCCTTTACTCTCCACAAGTCCAGCCATTCCGTGTGAATCCAATAGTTTCCACTCCACGGATCGCGGGGGCTTGCATCAGGATCGCGGTGTATCTGCCAGGGAGGTACAAGGTCGAAGGTCAATCCAACTCCATCTTCCCAACGAGGGATGATCTCATGAGATTGCCCGATAGCGAAGCCTAACTCGCAAGCATCACTAAACTTGGTCCCGAATTTCCCGTGTTGCTGGTTGAGCCAAAAGGTTAAGAGCTCTCGGTTGAATTGTGCGGTTATTGCGTCATCATCGCCCTGGGGGTCTACGTTGAACCAATCGGGCTGACGAAATGCCTTCCTGACAATAGCGGTAGCCTGCTTGACAACGGCCATCATGTCACCTGTTATGACTTTGGCCTGCCAATCCTGCTTATTGCTGTAATCTATCTTGGCCCGGTATGCCTTGTAGCACTCATCCCAGAGATAGCGTATGTCATGGGTGGCCTTCTCACTCTCTTTTATGCATTCGTGGCAATATTCCACATACATATCGGGGTTTTCATCCCCATACGCCGTAGCCGCTTCTTTGCGTTCCTCAAGTTCCTTCGGGTCGGTGATTAACTCAGGGTCTTGCTGTTTACGCCTTGCCATTTATCCCGCTCCAATTTATGCGATCGTAATTCCTGCGATATAATTCCGTGTTCCCAAGGTGCCCCTTGCACTCAGCACACTTACAAACTCCGTTGTGTGGTGTCTGGTTGTGATTGCCTTCGAAGGTCGAGCCACAACCACAGCAAGCCCAGCGCTCCTGGTCCTTGCGCCGTTCCTTGCCTCTGAACACCTGTATCCATTTACTCATCGGATAACACCTCGTAATTTGGGGTTGTAAGCGTATGAAGCCCCTAACCTTGGCACTGGCTTCGTAATACTGCTCGCTCTGCCTCGATAACCTACAGCAAAAGTTCTGAAAGCATCTGATGCATGGCTCGCCCAATCATGTTTCGGACGTGGCGCCAGTACCTTCTTTTCCTCGTCATATTCAGCTTTGTAACTTTCAAGCGCCGATATACCTGGCTGGCATTTAACTTCATCAAAATAACATTGCCCTAAAATATTCCTTACGGCTGGAATATGTACCTGAATAATCAAATCAATGTTTTTAGCTCGCTCTACAACCAGAATTGGCTTAATACCTAAGTTCTGTGCCACTTCACGCCTGCTCTTTGCTATCACTCCGCTTGACATTTCCCGCCCTTCTGCGTCATGCGGCATGTAGTGATTGCCATACACATAGGGTTTCTCTTTCAATACCTTGGCATAATGCTCAAGGCCGTAACCAGTTGATTCGTAATAATCGATGAAGTGATATTCCTGCCCGATGTGCTGCATGAACCAGATCGTCATAGAGTCGTCTACGCCCAAATCCCAAAAAGTATCAACCTCCTGGCCTGTTTGATGTGGTACGCTGCAAATCCTCTTATCCTTCCGGGCTTGTGCCATTTGCTTGGCATAATAGGAGCCATAAACAGCGCCCTCAAACGAACACTCATACTCCTGAAGATAAAGCATTTCGCCCATTTCCGGGCCATACATCCTGATATACTCCTGCTTTATATTCTCAATCTGCTCTGCATTAAATACGGGGGTATCATGTGCGGTAAGCAGTTGTCCAAACCAACCTGGCGTAACTCTCGCATAATCATAGGTTGTTTTACCATGATTGTTTCCCCTGGAAGTGTAGATAAATAAAGCGAATCCATTGTTTTCTTCAAGAATTGGTGCAAGATATGCCCATGCAAGAGGCGAGGCCAAAGCCCACTCCGAAAAGACAATACCAACAGGGGGAGAACCTACCAGCGAGTTATAATTATCAGAGCCTACGAGCTGCCATGTTGAGCCATTCTTAAACTCAATGGCCATGTCGTCTTCGCGGGTTTTCTTCCTGATCTCAAGAGGAAACGCATCATCAATTCTTTTCTTGTTTGTCCGTGGGTTTACAGCCGTCCAGATAACTTTCCTGGCCTGCTTATATTCTGGAAGCATGTGCCAATAGTTGCCGATACGTTGTGCTGCCTGCGTTGCAGTAAAATGCAGGGCAACATCATCCTTGCCCCATCGTCTATGTGCTACTTCGACGGCTCGCTTTCCGCCGTTTTCAAGATAAGTCCAGAGTGCAAGTTGATCTGCCCTTGGTATCCAGTTATTTGGGAGTCTAATCTTTTGCGCCAAACTTAACAACCTCCACGATTATATCTCCTGATATATCGAGCTTATCCCGTAAATGGCCCTTGAGTTTTAATCCTGTTTCGATGTATTTGTGGCGGGTAGGAAAATCATCAACGTCTATAAAATCCTTAGACATTGAATCGGCATCTTTCATGCCTTCGCCGTTCTTGGCGATCACCGTAGCTGAGATCACCTTGGTTGCTTTTGTCCCTTCGAGAAGTCCTTGGAGAAGATAATCATCCGTAAGTCCTTTCTTTTCCATGAGTTCTTGTAATGTTTCCTGAATCCGACTTTCACCGACCTTCTTCGCAGCTTTCCCCTCTGCGGTTTCTTTGCTATAACCTGCTGTTTTCATTGCGGCTGTTGGGGTTTGTCCTGCGACAAGGGCTTTGATGAGTTTCCGTTCTCGAATTGTTAAAGGTTTCTTCTTCTGCTTCTTCTTGGTGTTAGATGTTGCCACAAACTTATCTTTTCACATTATTACCACCGTGTCAAGTAGAATCGTTACGGTAATAATAAGCGTAAGTGCTTGATATTATTATAACGGCAATATTTATGCCAAAACACGCTATTTATTTATTAATTTTTCTAATGAATTCATTAATTTAATTATTTAAGATTGTGCTTGACAGTTACGATATATAGTGTATAATGTATAGTATGTACTACACAACAAATAATAAGGAGGGAAAGGCAATGAGCATAAACGATATACTCAAACTCACCGGACACAAGACAGGCAACAAAGATATTGCATTACTCAAAATTGATGGTTTTCAAGTGGTGGTGCAGATATTAGATGTCAAGGCAGTATTTGGTCGTGTTGATTGTTTGGTAACTCCCGCTCAAGGTGCTGGTAAGATGTGGGTACAGTTAAGCAGATTATCAGAGGTAACAGAATAACCAGATATCTGAATTCTTAAACCAGCTTTTCCGGTATCGTAATACTCAACACCTACACCCTTTTTTACTATCACTCTAAGATAACCAGCAGTAACGAGCTTTTCTGCACATCTCTGAATGGTTCGTACATTTACCCCCAGCTTTTCTGCGAGCCTGCTTTGGCTTGCCGTGCACTTACCATCACTCATTTGACAATATCGCCAAATCACGCCAAAAACGCCTGCGCAGATAAATCCAAGCTCATCAACAATCGTATCAATTACTGGTGTAAATCCCCCAACGTCCGCTAATACAGTTTTATTTTCTATGTTATTCATTAGTGTTCTCCTTCTGTAATGTTAGTAGCAACGACGGCATTATAGCTCTTTAATTCCTGCAAACTATATTTCACAAAGCCTGTGAAGCTATCTTTGTTCATTATTATAGGTCTATTTTCATCAAAACAGCCTTTGTTTCTCATTACGTTCAAATCAATAAGCATCCAATCAGAAACCAGATCATTTATTGTCCAAGCATACAAATACCAGTCAGCATAACCATCCCGAAGTTTATGAATTTCAGTTCGCGCATTTCCATTTTTAGCCCTAATAGTCAAATCACGCCACGGGATGTCGCGTCTTATTCGAACTGCTATATCACCACCAGTTACGTGAACCTCTAAATCTGTTGCGTATTTCATGTCATTTTCAGGAGAAGCAATATCAATCTTGACAATGTGCATGGCTTGACTTCTAAGAATTTCTTTTATTTGTTCAATATGTTTTAATTGCCAGTCCCAATTTCTATTAAATTCTGCGTTATTCATTTGGCCTCCTTCCCCCATGTGTCGAAGCCAGGAATCTCGCGGCGATTAAACATGTCCAGTCTGCGCCCTGCTGTTACCCTATTGATTAGATCGTAAAATTCTTGCGGCTTTTCGCTGTGCGCCCCGCGCGGCGCACTAAAACATACCGGAAAGTTTTTCAAATCAATAAATTTTGGCGTCCCGCGTCTTGCGTATAAGGCAAATTCGCAATTATATTGCGGCAATTCGAAAGGCTGAAAACCGCCGGGCTTGTGCCAAACAAAAGTACATACATATTTCAACCCCCACGATTCAAGCAATTTAAACGCAATTGGTAAATACTTATGCGTAGTCCAAAGCCAAACATGGCAATTATCAGCGCATGGAATTTCTAAATCAAACAGCTCCTCTTCACTCATTGTAGGATAATCAAACTCAACCTGATTGGGTGCAACATCGCGCTCGATTTTTTTCATAGGCCAAGGCGGATCAATAACGATCACATCATAAACACCATCAATTTTTTTGGCTTCCTGTGCTTCTACATTTTCAAGGTCGGCGATTACTTGAGCTTTTTTAATTTGTCTTACTGCATCTGTTATGCTTATTTCACCGCTTAATACTGGCTCAACAAATTCTGGCGCTTCTATTTTTATTTTCTTCGCATCTTCTATATAACGTCCAGTTACGCCTAACATTGCCCCAGCTATATCTCTTGGACGCCCAATGTCCCGAGTGGGCATTAATTCCCGCTCGGTATTATTTTGTTTTAAATTAGTGATTCTACGCTTTTCCGCTTCCTCTTCAAGCATCGGCAATATTTCAGTTGCTATCATGGCAAGCTGACTTTTACTCAAATGGCGTCGTTTGGCATTTTTACTAACCACATATGATATTGGACTATTGCCATTATAATTTTCAAATCGGGGTTCTATGCCAGCATCAAGACAAGCTTTCCAGCGATTGCGTCCATCAAGAATTTTGCCCTCAAATAAAACTATCGGTTCAATAAGCCCATTTTGTTTTATATCGGCAACTAAATTTTCATATTCATCTGGTTGCATTATAGGAAAAATATTTGCTATTTTATGAAATTCCATAAAACTCCTTATGTACTTTACCTCAGCCACTCGTGTTGCCTTCCAGTCAACTTACGATACTGATCTTGTAAATTCTGGTATTCTTTCCAAACATTTTCAATAAGGACTCTTAGTTCTCCTAGTCTGTCTTCTTCCGAGCGTGTCCGTGGATCAATAGCCTGACACTCAGGGCACACATTAATGTAAATATAGTTATTATCTACTTCAAAATTTCCTTTACATACAGTACATTTCCTAATTAACATCTTTCCCTCCTTTTATCCCCCACAGGGCAGTTTCCCAAACCTAACTGCATTGTTGACGTGGCACCCAACACCCTCTGCTATCACGCCACCTGTGGGGGGTTCATTGGTTAATTATTATCCTCCATTTTT